GAGGGGAGGTCTCTTCGATACACGACACACCTTTAGTGATGCGTCTAGCGACGTATCTGTCGGACTTAGGTCCCGACACGTGCTATCACCTTTCGGCCTTTACGGCCATAGTCGACTCATAAGGAGGTTGTGAAGTGCCAAGCGAGAACGATTGGGATAGTCAACACCTTGATAAAAGGTATAGCTACTCCGGTCGGATCCGTACTTGGAACAACACTCCCAACTTTGGGTCAGTACCTAAAGACCAGTTACCTGTTAACGGATATTCTGACGCCCGGTATCTTGCCAGGCAATCAGGGTATCATGACGTGCTTTACACGTTTAATCACGTTACGGGTGACTACGATCTCTCGGCGGTTTACGATGACCGAAGAACGCTTGACGGCGTCTATTCGTTCCGGAATTGGCATGAGCCAAGTTTTTCCGATAACGAGTGGGCTGCCTATCTCGCGCTCCAGGACGTCGAGAACAACCTTGAGATCAAGGCCCTAGGGAAAATAGCTGATGCAAAAGTTAACGTTGCCGTTGCTTATGCAGAAGCTCACAAAACGTCCGATCTGATCTACAGTACGGCTCGCCGTATTGATAGAGCTTACCGGGCGTTTCGTCGTGGCGACTTGAAAGGTGTCGCCAGAAACCTTAACATCACCCCCAAAAAGCTACATAATAGCTGGTTGGAGTACAAGTACGGCTGGATGCCGTTGCTAATGGATGTTAAGGGTGCAGCTGAGTTTTTTGCTCAGCAGCACGTTGTTCGGCCCCCGCGCTTCAAAGTGACGTGTAAAACAGTTCTCCATAGAGACTATTTTCGTACGTTCAAATATGCGGCGTGGGGTGGTGCTGCAGATGATGCGACTGGTACCGAGCATGATACTCGGGACTTCGTTGCGACTCTGTGCGCCTGGTGTGAGCTATCCAGCCCACACCTATCCGAACTGCAACAGCTAGGTCTGACTAACCCAGCATTAGTTGCATGGGAGCTAGTACCTTTCAGTTTCGTTTTCGACTGGTTTATTTCAGTCGGTGACTGGCTGACGGGCCTTACAGCTCTCCAAGGCGTTACAGTCCTCCGAGCATTCTACAGCGTCGTGTCCGTTGATACGTTTGCTATGGGTATTCCCGCGACTATTCGCGCGGATGCCTCATACAAATACGAATCAGCGGCTCAGACGTATGAGCTGCAAAAGAGACTGTACACTCGAGTACCCTTTGTATTCGAACCCGGTTCCCTTCATCCTCCAGTTAAAGATAGTTACGACTTTCCCAAGTTAGTAACTTCGCTGGCTCTGTTGAAGGCGAACTACCGTGGAAATGCTAGGCTTTAGCCGAAACAGACCACTTTTTCCTTTTCAGGAGTTTAAATGGCAGCAGCTGCCGCACTGACGCTCAAGAACAATGCCGCTTCCAACGTCACCTTCGACGTCTACGCCGTTAATCCGGATAGCGTTGAATGGACTGAAGCTGGAGCGACGTCGATTCTTGGGACGTCCCGGTTTGTCCTGTCTCGGGTTATCCCGGCAGACAAGTCGGCGGGTGTTTATCGCACTCGAGGCAAACTGACGCGTCCGGTTATCAACGGCACGTCTGGTCTTCTCGATGGTACCCTTACGGCTACCTTCGAGATCCTCCGCCCCGCCATTCTCTCGACAACCGAAGTCGACGAAATCGTCGCACGCTTCAAAGAAGCGATCGCGCTGACTATCGTCAAATCGGCTGCCGAGACTGGCGCCATTCCCACTTAACCTTTTGTAAGTAGGTGAACCTATGAGTAATTCAAGCGAGTTGATTACCCTTCGCGACATGGTCCGAGACCTGCCGTCGATCTATCGCCGTCTCTGTGATGGAGATTGGACGATGAACGAGTATCGCGAGTTCCTCCGTGATCTCTTTGAGATCATTGATAGAGCTCTCGATAACGAGGGTTCACTGACTTCCACTCGGGAGAGTGAGAATGATCAGGAGGCCGAAGAAGCGCTTACCACTCTCAAAGTGGCTCGCGCTCATCGGAACAGCCTTATGTTCCAAGGAGGCGACTTCGATCTTTATCTTAGTTGCCAAGATCCTTGGAGCGCTCTTCCTGGCCAAACTGGCTGGGGGGAATGGCTCTGACCAGACTGAGGGCAAAACAGAAAAATGCCCTCTTCGGAACTCTACAAGCTATTTGTAGGGACTACAGGGCGCCTCCCGGCGTCTTGTTTCGTGTTGCCGTTGACTTGTTTGAGTCGCTCGACACACCTGTCTCACTATCTTGTGAGATTTTGCTCCGCTACGGTGAGGTTGAACAGCTTGTTCGCAAGACTGTTAATCCACTGGACTATGTCCAGTCCTCGAGGTTCAGGGACGACGTTCAAGCCGTCTCTTTCCTTAAGAAGATGCCTCTAGAAATAGAAGGCGTGGATCCTCTCGCAGCCGCAAAGGAGAAATTCTTTGCGTCGGAGGTTTCGTGTGCGCAGACTAACGCTCGGTTCCGAGCTCTTTGCGCGGGCGTGAATAACGCGCCGCCCTTGATGAAGGCTATCCTTTTGGACGCCGTCGAGGAAGTGCAAAGGGTACTAGGAGCTTACGTGAATTCTGCTGAGTGGCTCGATGCGTGTCGTTTTGGCCCCGGTGCTTTTAATCACACCGATGCAAGGGGATTAACTTCCCTTTACGACAAGCTGCAAGTCACGCCGTCAGTCACTCATGACTTGGCGGATGTCGGGGCCCTGCTCGTGATGAGCCGGCCTCCGTGGGCTCGGTCCGTTACCAATTGCGAAATCGAGGGCTTTTGGCCCTTAATCAAGCGAGAGGATATGGACTTGGTTCCTGGCAACAGAGTAGCTTTTGTGCCCAAGACCGCTGTCACGCACCGGACCATAGCTATCGAGCCGCTTGTGAATATCTACGCCCAGTTGGGCATAGGTAGACTCATGCGTCGACGGTTAAGGAATCGGTGCGGATTGGATCTCGACGATCAGCTCCCTAATCAGGAGCTGGCTCGAAGGGGCTCAATTGATGGCTCTCTAGCCACCATCGACCTGTCGTCCGCGAGTGATACTGTAGCTCGTGAGTTGGTGCGGTTTCTCCTTCCACATCAGTGGTTTGAGCGATTGGACCTATGCCGATCAAAAGTCGGCTATTTAGATGGGAGGTGGTTACGCTATGAGAAGTTCTCCTCTATGGGGAACGGTTGCACATTCGAACTTGAGACTCTTATATTTTGGAGTCTCTCGATCGCGTGTGTTCGTCATCTGGATGCGGATGCCGAAAGCGTTCGTGTTTACGGTGATGATATCATCGTTCCGTCTGAAGCCTACGACCTTCTCGTTGAGGTTCTGGCCTTTTGCGGCTTTAGCACTAATAGTGCTAAGTCCTTCAAGGTTGGACCTTTCCGGGAGAGTTGCGGTAAAGACTTCTACGATGGGCATGAAGTCCGTCCCTTCTTTCAGAAGGAGAGTCTAAGTGAGGTTTCTAGCCTCTTCCGTCTTGCAAATGGCATCCGCCGTGTGGCCTATCGTCGCAACCTTCCTTACGGGGGCTGTGATTCGAAACTCCATACGGTTTGGAAGTCAATTGTTAAGACGTTGCCTCGCCCTATTACGCAGAACCTAAGGGTTCCAGCTCACGCTGGTGACTCTGATGGTATCTGCTGTAACTGGGATGAGAGCCAGTCCTCTCAGTTCGTGATCAGTAATGACCGCGGCTGGGAAGGAGTGTCTGGCCTTAGACTCCAATCGACACCTCTTCAGGTGAGGCTCCCAACAAACTTGTTGGGGGTCACAGCAGCAATGCTGTATCGATTGAAAGACGGGCGTACTCGTCAAACCCTTGAAGAAATTCTTGGGGTTGATGATTCCGTACCTAGTCCTCCAAGGCTAGGTCGGGATTTTGAGTACAGACTACGATCCAAGGCCTTTTACGGACCGTGGACAGACTTTGGTGAGTGGCGGTAGCCCTTACGGGCTGCTCGTGTAACTCACCAGTTTGGG